GGAATCACTATCCCCGGAGACTGGAAAGAAATAGTTTGGACAATTGGATATATTTTTAAATTTTCTTCAGAATCAATTTGGAATATGGATATGGATGATTTAATTTTTTGGAATGAAGGCGCCGAACAAATAGCCAAGTGGAGATCGGGAAAATAAATGGCAAAGACTTTTGATCTTTCAGTAATTTTTAAAGTTATTGATAAAGCCACAAAACCCATCCGCAATATAGGCAATTCTTTAAAAGGACTGGCAAAGCCTATAAAAAAGGCCACACGATCTTTTAAAGCACTTGGCAAATCTTTGAAAAAAGTTGGCAAACAAATGAAGGACATAGGCAAGAGTATGTCTATGAAATTGACCTTGCCACTTACTCTCTTAGGGGGATTGGCTGCAAGATCGGCTATTCAATTTGAAAGTGCTTTTACGGGGGTTCGAAAAACTGTTGAAGCTACAGAGCCGCAGTTTCGAAAATTAAAAAAAGAACTGGAAGATTTATCCCTCAAAATACCACTTGCCACTACGGAAATTTTTGGAATTGCCGAAGCCGCTGGGCAATTGGGAATTAAGCAAGAAGATATGTTGAAGTTTACAAAAGTTATGGCCGATTTAGGGGCAACCACAAATATGTCCGCGGAAGAAGCGGCAACTTCTCTTGCCAGATTTGCAAATGTTGTTGGGGTATCTTCAAATGACTTTGATAAACTTGGGTCAGTAATTGTTGATCTTGGTAATAATATGGCTGCAAATGAACAAGAAATTGTTATGATGGGAGGCAGACTGGCCAAAGCGGGGGTATTTGCCGGGCTATCTGCTCATCAAATAATGGGGCTTTCGGCGGCTTTAACTTCTGTTGGAATTAATGCTGAAGCAGGTGGTACGGCTTTTTCTCAAGTTATGATGAGAATTGGTAAAGAAATTGGAACAGGTAGCAAAAAGATGCAAGGTTTTGCTTTTGTATCTGGTAAAAGCGTAGGTGAATTTGAAAAACTATGGAAAAAAGATGCTGCCGAAGCAATACTTTTATTTACCGAGGGTTTAAAAAGAGTAGAAAAGAAAGGGCTTAATGTAAATGTAATTTTAGATCAATTAGGATTAGATGGGATAAGAGTTGCAAGTTCATTATTGGCAGCCGCAGCAGGGGGGGATAAATTTCGCGGAGCTTTAGAAAGAAGTTCAAAAGCATGGATGGAAAATTTAGCCTTAACAAAAGAGGCGAAACTCAGATATGCGACCGCTGAATCTCAATTGCGAATGGCTAAAAATAGAGCAATTCTTTTGGCGGTGTCTTTTGGAAATATTTTAGTCCCTGCAATATTAAAGGTTATTAAATTTTTAGAACCTGTGGTTGACTGGCTTGGAAAATTAAGTCCAACAACTAAGGTTATTATTGTCGTCATAGCGGCCTTGGTTGCAGCCATCGGCCCTTTATTAATAGCAATTGGATTCATTGCAAGTGGGGTTGGGGCGATTATAGCAATCGGGGCTCCTGTCATTGCTGTAATTACAGCAATATCTGCCGCATTTTTAGCCCTTGGTACCGCAATAGGAATGGTTATTGGATATTGGAAAGATCTTAAATTTCATTTTAGTAATATGAAAATGATGGATTGGCTTAAATTTATTTATGATGTCGGAAAAGGTTTATTGAATCCAATGGGCATTGGAAATAGCAGCCCAAAAAAGACACCATCGGGCGGACAACCTATTGCCGGAAGTAAATCCCAAACAGATATAAATATAAAATTAACCGCTGATTCTGGTACGGCGGCAACTATTGAAAAGGTAAAATCAAAAGGGGATTCGGCAGTGAATGTAGCATCAATTGGATATGTAGGGGCGCATTAAATGGCATCTTGGCGCGATAATTTATGGCCCGCTTCATTTAGGGCAGCAAACTTTAAAGTCATTTCTACCAATACAAGTATTGGTCGTAGAAATGTTATTCATCAATACCCGCTTCGCGATGAACCTTATGTTGAGGATCTGGGATTAGATACAGATGAATTTTCAATAGAGGGCTATATTGTTCAACATAAGGACAATGAATATGATTATTTTGCTCAGCGTGACCTCCTTATTGAAGAATTAAAGAAGTCTGGTTCAGGTACTTTAATTCATCCCTTTTTAGGCGAAATAACTGCCAGTTTACTTGGCAAAGTAAGGTTGTCGGAGTCTTTTAATGAGGGTGGAGTTGCCCGCTTTTCAATGACTTTTGTCAGGGCAGAAGAAACAAAAGTCCCATATCCAGCTGAAGCAATTAATCATGTTGATGCAGTTGATAATGCAGTTGAAGATTCGCTCAATCTTGGCCTTGATGCCTTTGGTTATATTTATAATGATTTTGATTATCCTGATTTTGTAGGCAATTCAATATTAGATTCGGTTGGTGAATTAAATACAATGTTAAAATCCGCTATGGCTTCAATCCAAGGATTAGGGCCTGCTCAATTAGCTAATGCATTATCTCATCTTTCAGCCGAATTTCTTGGGATAGGATTAAATGTTATAAATAATACTTGTTCATTGGGGAATAGTATTGTTGGCATGTTTAATGGATTATTAAGCTTATCTGGGATGTATGGAGATATATTAATACAACAGTTATTTGGGTCTTGCGGATCAATGGCGCGAGGGATTAATAATGGGCCTTGGTCTGGGGCGCAATTAAGTATTCCTAAAATTGGGGGTTTTATTGGCAGCACATTATCTGTCTCTGCAACCATAACAGAAGATTTTGGTAGAACGGCAATGAGAGCCGCCCTTGCGATAAGTCGTTATGGCGAAGCTACTGGAAATGATAATTCAAGTCAATATGGGGGAACACTTGAAGTAATTTCAGTGACAACCTTTTCTAAAGCCCGCCTCACAGGAAATCAAGAGGCAGTTGTAAATATGGCAAGATTGGCCGGTATAACAACTGCCATACGGACTGCTATACGCATTGATTATACAAGCCATAATTCAGTTGTTGAAATGATGGATGAGATTTTAGAAGTAATCGATGCACAATTATTAAAATTAGGTAATGATGCTGTTAATGCGGATTGTGTTGCTTTTAATATAAAAATAGCAGATCCAGATAATTATGAAGCATTAAGGTCTTTGCGCCCTATATTTGTTAAATCCATGTTAGCAATCGGAGCTTCGTTGGCAAATATAGTTGAGTACAAAGTACCACCCGAAACAATATCATCTTTGGCGGTCGCATATGATCATTACGAAGATCTGGATCGAGAAAAAGAAATAATTACTCGTAATATATCATTAGTAAAACATCCGGGGTTTTTACCAGGAGGACAAATTTTGGAGGTATTGAGTGCCTGAAGTATCCTTAAATGTAAGGGGTAAAAAATTTGAAGGCTGGACAAGTGTCAGTATTGAGAAATCTTTATATCAGATGACTGGTACTTTTGGATTTGCTGGGACTAATATATTTCCGGGCAATGCCGAAAAATGGGGGCTTGCATTAGGCGATGAATGTACAGTTCTTATAGATGACCAGGTTATTATCACAGGATATATTGAAGATATTCCAATTTCATATGATGCTATTAGTCATAATATTCAGATTAGTGGCCGAGATAAAACCGGAGATTTAGTTGATTGTTCTTTTGCGGAAACTAATCAGGAATGGAAAGGACAAAAAATAATTACAGTAATCAAGGCATTGTGTAATCCATTTGGGATTTCGGTTGATGTTGATAATTCTGTAAGCGTAAAAGCCCATGAAAAAACCCCAAAGGATTTATTCAAAATAAACCCTGGGGAAACTGTATTTGATACTATTTTTAGATTATGTAAACCGAAGGGAATTTTGCCAGTCAGTTATGGGGATGGACAATTAGTTTTAACTGGAACCGGAACGCAGTGGGCAAATGATATTCTTGAATTAGGAAAGAATGTTAAATCAGGTAGTATCAATCAATCCGATAAAGAACGATTTTCAACATATATTGTAAAAGGGCAAGGAGAAAATAGTTTTTTTGGTACCGTAGAGGATGCTGCACATGCAAAAGGACAATATACAGATTTGGTTCTTATGAAATCTCGTCCCGCCCGTAAAATAGTTATTTGGCCAGAATCCTCCTGTAGTACTAAATATTGTCAAGATTTGGCAAAATGGGAATGTGTTAATCGCGCAGGAAATTCGAGAAGTATTGATTATGAAGTACAGGGATGGACACAGTCAAATGGAAAAGTCTGGCCCTTAAATGCTTTGGTGAAGGCGAAAGATTCATTTCTTGAAATTAATAAAACTTTGCTTATAGCTTCCACCAATTTTACTTTGAATAATGAATCGGGAACAATAACAAGATTGACATTGGTTTCTCCAAAGACATTTGAATTACCGCCTATAAATCCCACGAAGGAAATGACAACGGGCTTTGATTGGCATCGATTAGACGAGGGACATTAGTATTGTGAATTTTTTGGATTTTAAAAGATTAATTAGACCAATTACAAATAAAATATTTTTGATGTTAGGTCGAGCGGTATTAAAGGCTGTTGAGAATTCAGAGGGGACACAAAGAATTCAGGTTCTTGCTTTGGCTGATGAAACAATAAGTAGTATTGAACGGTTTCAAGAATATGGATTTGAAAGCCATCCTCTTGCAGGAGCAGAAGTTTTTATTGGTTTTTTAAATGGAAATCGAGATCATGGAATTGCCTTATGTGTTCATGATGGACGTTATCGGCCAACAGATTTAGCCGAAGGCGAGATAGCAATTTATCACAAAGATGATAAAACAAGCCCATTTAGAATTCATTTTAAATCTGGAGGAGCACTTGAAGTAATAGGAACTACAATAAAAATTGATGGGACAACTGTGGATCTTGGTGACCCATCGGGGCCTATAAATAAATTATTGAATAAATTAGCAATGGATATTTATAATACCCATACACATAATCTTTCTGTATATGGGGGAACAGGTGTCCCGAATACTTTGATGGTTGAAAATATAGATACAACAGAAAAAACAAAGGCAAATTAATGGCTGGAGACATTAGAATAATTTGGGATTCGAATTTAATGGAAGGGAATTTTTCTTTTGATACTTCTATTCAAGACTTAGAATCCGATGCGGGATTAGAAACAGCTGTGATTATAAGTTTATTTACAGATCGTAGAGCAAAGCCTGATGATATTTTGCCGGATTCAAATAATCCAGATAGGCGAGGTTGGTGGGGGGATTTAGTTCCAAATATAGAAAATGATCAAATAGGGTCAAGATTATGGTTATTAAGCAGAGAAAAAACATTAGAAAACGCTTTAATCAAGGCAAAAGAATACGCAAAAGAAGCGTTAGAATGGTTTATCAAAGACAAAGTGGTAAAAAAAATTGACGTAAGTGCTGAAAGATCAGGATCGGTCGGCCATGATATATTGGCATTATTAGTACAAATTCACAAACCAGATGGGACAATACTTTCCTTCAAATATGAAGCGCAATGGATTGCACAGGGATTAAGAGGATAATATGCCATTCACAAGAAATTCTCTTCAGACAATAGTTGATCGCATAGTTTCAGATTTTCAGACTCGAATTACAGGGGCAACATCCCTTTTGAGGAGATCAACATTAAGCGTTATTGCAAGAGTTAATGCTGGGGTTTTTCATCTCTTATATGAATATTTAGATTATCAAGCGAGACAATTATTCATCTCTACGGCAGATGAAGCGGGGCTCGATGCTCATGCTTTTGAATATGGATTATCGCGCAGAAAAGCGGGTGCCGCAACTGGAACAACATTGGCTACAGGTACAAATGGAACGACTATCCCTGCGGGATCAGAACTTCAATCTGCTAATGAAAATATATATACGACCGATACAGAAATTGCTATATCAAGCGGAGTAGCGGATCTTGAGGTTACTGCTACAGTTGCCGGAGGCGATGGCAATGATGACCCTGGTATTATACTTACTTTTATCAGTCCCATTGTCGGGGTCAATACATCTACTACGGTCAATTCTGGCGGTTTAACAAGCGGGGAAGATGAAGAAACTGACGATGCATTGCGGGAAAGAATATTATTGCGAAAAAGAAATCCTCCTTATGGAGGCACCGAGATTGATTTTTTAAACTGGACTTTAGAAGTTCCTGGGGTTACACGTGCTTGGGTTTTTCCTCTATATCATGGGGTAGGAACGGTTGGCATTGCTTTTGTCTGCGATGGAGATTCTTCAATAGTACCAGATGCAGTAAAACGGCAAGAAGTGCGTGATTATTTAATCGAACACGAACACGAATGGAGTGGAACTATTGGCATTCCTGTAACTGCTGAACCAGGGTTATTTATAATTGAATTAACTGAATTAACTATTGACATGGATATTAATCTCGATCCAAATACTGTTGCTGCACAGAATTCTGTTAGGCTCGAATTACAGGAATTATTTTTACAGGGTGCCGGACCAGGAGAAATAATAACTATATCATCTATTACAGAGGCGATATCTATTGCCGATGAAGAAGAAAATCATAAATTGAATATTCCGTCAACAGATATAGAGGCGACAAGGACACAGATTCATATCCTTGGTACAATTACTTGGAGAGATTATTAATGGCTCGAACAGCCCTTGAATATTTAAGACTTTTACAATCTTTATTGCCTCGTGGAAAAGCATGGAATAAGGACGATGGTTCTATTCTAACGGAATTCTTATATGGTGAAGCGGAAGAATTTACACGAGTAGACGAAAGATCAAGCGATCTCTTGCCAGAACAAAATACATTAACAACAGATGAATTGCTTACTAATCATGAAAACGATTTAGGGTTGCCCGAATGCTTCCCTCTTGCAGACACAATTCAGTTAAGAAGAAATAAAGCTAATGCAAAATTGGTTTTGCATGGCAAACAAAATAAAAGTCATTTTATTGATTTGCTCGAAATATTTACCGATGGCTATATAATTAAAATAACCGAGTATACACCATTTTGGAGTGGTATTGGGGTTAGTGGAGATCCTTGCGGGGATAATCAAAAATTATTTTGGTGGAAAGTAGCTTGTAATTATGGGTGGCAATGGAAATATTTTACTTGTGGCGAAGGGGCATGTCAAGATCAATTAATTGAGGTTTCCGACGAATATGCAGCAATTGTGTGTTTTCTTAATTTGAGAAAACAGGCACATACTTCAATTCTTTTTGCTTATGAGGCAGCTTTTAGTGAATCCTGTAGTTTCGCTTTTAATTCCATATCTCATGAGCCCGATGAATATTTACAAGGAGCATTTGATAAAAGCTATAGTTATTTTTTTGAAAGACAAATTGATGCAGCATTTGGAGAAGGATTTACCCTCGATTTTAATGCTATTTTATATAGCGAAATGCATCGTAGTTTTGATGTATTGGTTGGAGGGGCATTTTATAAAGACGCATTTGATTTTAATGAGTATAATACACCTTAAAAGAGGAGAAAGTAAATGGCTGATACACAAAGAACAAGAACGGCACTTTTAGCATTATTTGCGGATAATGTAACAGGGCAAATTTCTGCACAAGACTTGAGGGATTTTTTGATTACACTGATGGAAACTGAATTTGTTAATCCTGGCGATTTTTGGAAAAATCCAGATGCACAACATTTTTCAACTGGAGATGGTATAAAAGGGTGGATTGATTATTCCCAATTAATTTCCGAAGCATGCTCGATGGGGAATATTCTTGAAAGAGGTCCATCAGGACAGTGGACTTTGGCAAGTGGTATCGTTGGTTCAAATTCAGAAAGGCCAGTTGTTTTGGGAGTAGCTGGTGATAGCTATGCAATAAGTACTTTTGGCAATGTTTTAAGAAAAGGGCTTGTTTATAAATCTGCTTTCAGCCTCTCTTTTGCCGATGATAGAATAGGATGGCCAGTTTATCTGTATTCTGATGCGCCCGGAAGTATTACAACAGCATCTCAAACAAGTATTATGATTGTTGGTTTTGTCGAGCCAGAACAAAGTACCGGGCTTGAAAATGATACCAATATTTGGAGATTTGATCCCACATATGCTTGGGGAGTAACGGTTGTTGTTTAGAGGGGGATATTATGCACAGAACAGAGGGAGAAAGTAATGTTTCTGGTTTATTTTCGGATGGTCCTCCGGCAACTACTGTAAATGATGATTGGCTTAATGCCGTACAAGAAGAAATTGCCTATGTAATTGAACAGGCGGGGCTTGTTTTAAAAACGGCAAGTACAGAAACTTCTGTACAACTAAAAGCCGCTATCGATTTAATAATATTAGCCGCGGCTGTTCATTTAACACATAGTAGTATAATTTTTACCGAAATGACCACAGTCGAAAGAAATGCTCTGCCGCTTATAAATGGTAGAGTTATTCTTAATTCAGATGTTGATCAATTTCAAGGATACGTCAATGGAACCTGGATTAATCTTAATGGTGCTTTTGATTAAAATATAGGGAGATTATATTATGCATAGAACAGAAGGACCATATAATGTACTTAATATGTTTGCAAATGGTCCACCTGGAACTCGTGTTGAGGAAGATTGGCTCAATGCTATACAAGAAGAGATTTCTAATTTAATTGAAGAAAGGGGCATAACTTTAAAGATTGCATCTACTGATACTCATGATCAATTAATATCTGCAATTGCAGGATCATTTTATTATGTAGATTATAGCGAGGTTGATCAAGGGTTAACCGGGAATGATAAATCAATTAAAGCCCTCATCGATATCATTGGCACAAACAAAGCTATAATATATCTAAGGCATAATAGGATCAGTGCCGAAACCGCCTATGTACTTACGACAAATGTAATTATACCTTCTAATATTACATTAGAAATTGAAAACGGCGCTGTTATTGATGGTCCAGGGGCGCTTACAATCAATGGGCCATTTAAAACAGGGCTATATCAGGTATTTGGTTCAAGTATTAATGTTGATTTCGGAACAAGCTTTCTCGAAGGAACCTATCCTCAATGGTGGGGGGCTGTAGGTGATGGCACAGCAAATGATACAGCAGCCATAAATGCCGCCATTGCGGCATTTAGAACAACTAAATTTCCTTACGGTTACTACAGAATTACAAGCACTATTACAATAGCTGCCAACAATAAGAATTTAATCGGAGAAGAAGGGTCTAAACCGACTATTCTTAATAACATCGCTGGTGCAGCATCAGATGCGATAGTGTTTACAACTTCTGATGCCGGAGACTCCGCTATTTTTGGGTCAGGTTGTAGTATAACTAATTTTATAATAACAGCTTCTGCTGCCTTTCAGACAGATGGAGCGGCAATTAAAATTATAAAACACGGTGGATTTAAACTCGATGGTATTGTTACACTTAAACATCCTTTTGGAATTGATTTAGTTGGTATAAGGAGTTGTAATTTAACTCGATTTAGGCTTTATGGCACTTTGGGTGAAGCATTGATAAATGAAAGCGCTTTATTGAGGATCAGGGCACAGTATAACGATGATACCACTTATACCATACCTTGGACATCTACATTTAGCGATTTTATTATAAGCGGAGCCTATCAGATTGATTACTGTATTGAAATAAATGCTTCTGATGGTTTGATGTTTACTAATGGGTATGTAGTTAGCGCATATGATTCAAGTGTACAGTTTGAAGCTAATGCCGCTTCAATAAATGTATCGGTTTGTTTGTTTAGCAATATTTATTTTGATGGGGTTACTTCTGCTGCTGGTACTTTAACTTGTATGTCGCTTGATGAAAATAATGGAGTAATCAGTGGTATTGAAATAAACAACTGTTTTATTGGAAATTATCAAAATGATGGGATTAAACTTCTCGAAGATACTATTACAACGGTTAGCATCACTGGATGTTCTTTTGCATATATTGGTCAAACAGCGATTAAAATAAACAGTACAAATGCGCATGTTAGTATTACTGGTTGTAATTTTAGAAATTGTCGGAGCGATGCAGATGGTGGTGGAGTAGTTTCCCCTGTAAATTCAGGAACAACCATTATTTCAAATTGTATTTTTACTAATGATTCTCCCGTTGCAGCATGGGGAATAATCTGGGCTGGCATTCATAATTTAGGGGCAGTGACAGGGTGTAGCTTTGAAAATTTATCTGGCGGCGATGTTGGCGGTTATACATTGTCAACTTTCAATGACGAATATAAGCAAATCGGCAATGTTACAGATGGAGTAGATGGCATAAGAGATATTTTTGGTAGTGCATATGTTACCGTAGGTATTCATTCTGGGCCAACTTTAGTTTCTGGTTCTGGAACTCCCGAGGGTAATTTTGCTGCTCCTATTGGTTCTATTTATATGAGAACAGAAGGCGGGGCAGACACATCTATTTATGTAAAAGAATCGGGTATAGGGGATGTTGGCTGGATTGCTAAATAAGTAATAATTTAAAGTTAACTGGAAATTTTTCAACATCAAAGGGAAAACTTTATTGTAATTCTAAATCGGGTTTAATATCAAGTGCCTTCTGATAGGCTTTTTTGGCGGTTGCTTTTCTATTTAATGCAGTGAGGCAATCGCCTTTTTTATTCCATATTTTGTAGTCATATGGATATTTTTTTAAATAAGCATTATAAGCTACAAGGGCCTCTTTATCCATTCCGGCGTGTTCATATATTTCGCCTAATCGGGCCAAAAAACTATCAAATTCATCTGTCTTTTCCATGACTATTCCGATTTGTTTAAGTCCTTCTTTTAAATCATTTTCAAGAAGTAAAACTTGTCCATATTCAAACCGAAATGTATTATTGTCGGGAAAATCTTCAATAAGTTTTTTATATTCTTCGACGGCCTCTTCTATTTTTTGCGCATGATGTAAGGCAGTGGCCAATCCCCATCTTGCTTCTTGTTCATCTGGCATTAATTCAATTGCTTCTTTCATTAATTTTAATGCTTTGTCAAAATCTTTATCTAATCTACCAACATCTTTTGCATTTTCAAGTAATTCATTATATTTAACTAATTTGATCATTTTATCGTGATGTTCTTTTTCGTCTTCTTTAGCTTTATAGATTGCTTTGTATCTCATATTCCATGCTTTATCGTATATCTTTTTAGCCTTTTTATACTGTGAAATTTTATTTTCTTTTAATACTTTGTTAGCATCTAACAGAGGATGTGCCCAGTTGCCTGCTTTGAAATAATCTTCAGCATCTTTTAAATCAATAGGTTCTTTTTCAAATGAAGTTAATAGATTATCGTCCTTTGTTTTATCATATTTTTTCAGAAGTTTTAAAGTTTTTCTATATGATTTTTTTAAAGATTCAGAGGCGGTTTTGGCGGCGTTTAGAATAATCATATTGCGTTCTGTTCGAATTATTGCATCTTTTTTATTCTTTAAAAAATGATTGATAGTGGGGTCAACTTTTAATCCTCGTGTAGCAATTTGTCTGGTTGCCCCGTATATAGCCACATTAACCAAGGGATTTTTAACAGCAGCAATATGAGCAAATTCAGAGAATATGAAATTTTTATTTGACATAATCATCATTGTTTTGAGTCTACATTTTTTTAGCCTATCAATTGCCATTTTAAAAAACAGTTGATTTACCAATAATTGATTTCCTTGTGATTTTTGTATGGCTTTTTGGTTTAGCTTACCGAACATCTTTTCTGTTTTTTTAGGCAATAATCGGTTATATTCAGGGCGATTTATCAGGGTTTTAATGCCATGACTAACTGCTATTCCCTTTCTACTATTGATTATTATTTCATTTAAAATATCAATATCTTGTTTGAGTAAAGGAATGACCTTTTCGATTAGTTCGTTGGCATTGTCGGCATGGGATAAAAGTGGGGTTATTATTGATTTATCAATAGGATTTTGGCAATATTTTTTGATGACATTTTTGAGAGATATTCTTTTTGCACCCTTGATATGGGCCCCGCCTTCGGTTGAATTGATTACGAGTTTATTCATAGATTTTCCTTTGTTTTATAATTAGTTAGATAAAAAATTTAATCTATTATCTTGTTCTAAATAAGCTAAGTCTTCTTTTTCACAAAAGGTTAATAAATTGAGTTTCATTTGTAGCCTAACCCACAAAGTAAAAATTTCTTGTAATCCTTGATTATTTACAGGTATATCCCACCTCAATGACATTCCAAGCATAGTATTATAAATACGTTTATGAAAAGTTATATCTTTATCATATTTTGGTATTTGTTTTATCCATTTTAATTGGGCTTTAATTGGAACATTATCGGGTTGAATTAAATGGCAACCAGGACATAACAGCCATATATTTTGTGGATGATTATTGCCATTGGTATGTCTTCTTGCAATAACATGGGCACGTTCTAATGGAAGATCTTTTCTGCCACAAGCCCAACAGCATTCGTGTGCATTTTTTATTGTTGCTTTGAACTGACCTTTATTTATTTGATCTTTATTGTATTTTACTACATCTTTAATAGATGGCCATGATTTACCGGTATTCCATTTTTTTAATCTTTCTTCTTCAATTTTTTTAATATATTTTTCATATCCTTTATATCCTCTTTTTCGATGACCTCTTATAAATACTTCTTTTCCATATTTTCTTTTACGTTTAGGAAGAACCATTTCACAGCCACAAGAACATAATTGTATTTTTGTATTGGCCCATACTCCCTTTCCATATTTATAAAGTGGCATTTTTATCCCCTTTCGAATATCTTTCTACCATTCCTTCGAATACAGTCAAAAATGACATTAACCCTGCATTTGTCATAACTGGCCGCCCATAATATCCAGGCACATATTGAACATAACCCATCCCGTGTAAATCATCACTAAATAAATGGCATCGTTGATCCTTTACTTTCCATCCAATTAATCCATTTTTGTCAACAAATACTTCTCCTCCAGCATCTGCTTGTGCGATATGAGAAGTTTCTCCAAGAGCCAAATCTTGCCCAATAAATGTAATTGGATTGCACCCAAGTAATTGTGCGAGGCCAAAACATAAATGAGCAACAGATCCTCCGGCTTCGATGAATCCCTTATCCGTTAATATTCCAGTTGCCATTTTTTCGAATCCCGGAACTGGAGTTGCCGCAACAAATTTTGGTCCTTGCCAATCTTTTATTAGTTTTGCATATGTTCTATTTATTGTTACAAGGGGTATTCCACAATTCATTAATCCCTTAAAATGAACATAATTAACTTCTCCAAAATCTACCGTACAAGCAAAATCCGGTCGAATATCATAAGCAAGCAAAACCCTCAATGCCTGCCCAACACAAATAATAATAACCTTGTCTTGTATATCAATTAAATGATGAATATTTTTAGCAAGAGAGGGACCAGTACTTACTAAAATGGCAGGTTTGCCTTTGTATAAATTTTTTAATTCGGCCACCCCTCGATGTCTAATTAAATATGGCATACATCGCATATCGTTATCGGCAATGATTCCGCCTGCGGCTCCCGCAATCGTTCCGGTATTACAAAGAATTTGATTAAGAACATCCAAAGTAAGTTTCGTTAAATCCTTATATTCATCTGATCTTTTTTGAGTATAGAGTTCAATTGTAAATGGCCACGCCTCTATCACGGATTGACTACTTAAAAAATGCAAAGCAAAAGTTAATTTGGCCCCTATAGTATCGGTGCCACCTGGGGTAACCAAAAGCAATGAACCATTTTCAAAATACTTAGTGAAATCAAATTTACTCAAGGTTAATTTTAATATATCCGCCACGGGCTCAATAACAATTAGTTTATGCCCTTTTTCCATCTTGATTAGAATTTCATTAACAAGATATCCAAGGCCTATCCCGAGCAAGATAGAAACATTTTCTTTATGAAGATCCATTTTTTTGACAGCTTTTTTAGCCTCTTTCACTGGATTTTTCATTGAATAGGCAGGGGTGAATTGGCTGCCTGATTCAATAAGAAAATTATCGTCTCCATTTTGGCTTTTTATTTTTTGTATCCAGTCAATGGATTTTTCTTTTTTGAGCCATTCTGTTAAGGCAGGATTTATCTTTTGTAGGACTCCGAGATTTTTCTGTAGAATTTTTTGCATTAAATCTCCTTCATTAATCTGCTAATTTTCATATCACATTCGATAATTTTATTGAATATCTCTTTTGCCTCTTCTGGGGCATATTTTTTGGCAAGCCGAAGCAGATTCATCCAATTTTTATTATTTTCCGATCTTGTTTTTTCTATTTCATCTATTATATTTATTGGTTTATTTCGTTTAAATATTTTATTTATTATGTTCATAGAAATCTCCTTGATAATTACATAAATATTCATAATATAAAAAAGAACAGCGACCAGTGCCTATAAAACAACTCATAGCCGAGGGGAAATGGCCCGGGCATTTCTTTTGTTCTTTAATATTTCCAGCAACTTTACAAATAGTTTCATGTTTTCCAAGATGTCGAAAAAATCTATCTATTATGCTCATTTTTTAATTTCCCATAGCAAACAACATCACAATAATCACCGGCAAGATATATTCCTTCTCTAAATCTACCTTCTTCTTTCATGCCGAGTTTTTTGAATACTTTTATCATGCCTGTATTAACGGAAGCAGTTCCGGACCATATTCTATTTAAATTTAGTTTATTAAATCCATGATCAAATAGCCATTTCCCGGTTGTTGTGCATATTCCTTTTCCCCAATAATCTTTATTTCCAATTATTACTGCGAATTCTGCCGACCGATTTATCCAGTTGCTTGATTGTAGGGATATGTTGCCAATGTGGATATCATTGTAATATGTTGAATGAACAAATTCACCGGGGTTACCTTCATTAATTGCATCAATTGCATCTTTTTTATTTTTTGCCATTATTGCCCATACAATATTAGTATCTAAGGATTTAATAAAATCTGCCTTTTGTTTATCTGAATAAGGAAATAATCCATGCGAATTAAAACGAGTAATTTCTTGGTCATAAAACCAGCTAAAATAAAGTTCTGTCATATCGTTTTTTGTAAATGGCCTTACATAAATATCATCATTTTCATATAGTTTCATCAATAATTCCCTTTATATCTTTTCTTGATAGCCATTCAGGATTAGTATCACTTTGATATCCAAAAATGGGATGTTTAATATTATTTTGTTGTGCAATTGTATAATGACCAAAAATTCCATTATGAAATACTCTTTTTCCCTCCTCTTTGGTTATTAATGTTTCGTGGATTTTTTCGCCTGGCCGAATGCCGATTTCTTTTATTTTGCTTTCAACTTTAGGAATACCACCATCGCCAAAATCATCAATATCAGGGGTAATGGCTTTTTTAATAAATTCCTCTGCAATCATTTGAATATGAGCAGAAGGCATTTTTGGAATATATATTTCGCCGGGCTTCATATCTTCTATTCTATCAATAACAAATTCTGCAACTCGTTCTAATGGTATAAAAAATCTTGTCATTTCCTTATGTGTTATAGTGATATATCCTTGTTTTTTAATTTGTTTTGTAAATAAAGGGAATATACTACCCCTTGAACCAATAACATTACCATATCTGCATGATGCAAACATTGGTTTTTGCCTGTTGCCAGAATATATATTGGCTTGTGTAAATAGTTTTTCGGCAACTGCTTTTGTCATTCCATAAAGGTTGATCGGGTACACCGCCTTGTCTGTGCTAATGTTCATCACTTTTTCGACATTATTTTCTAATGCGGCACGGACAACATTTTCGGCACCGGTTATATTTGTTTTAATCGCCTCTATTGGATTATATTCACATGATGGTACCTGCTTGAGTGCGGCACAATGGATAACAATATCTACCCCTTTCATTGCCATTTTTAATCGTTCATAATCTCGGATATCACCAATGAGAAAAGAAATTTGCCAAGCCGGATCAAATGTTTTTCTTAATTCCCATTGTTTTAATTCATCCCTTGAAAATATTCGAATTCCCTTTGTACATTTTTGTTTTATTAATTGTTTTATAAGCTCTTTACCAAGTGATCCAGTTCCGCCAGTTATTAATACTTCTTTATGTTTCATTCCTTCTCCTTTATTTTAAAACCATATCGCCATCTATGTTTTTCTTCTAATTCTCTAATAAGCTTTGATGCCCCACCTGGCACAAATACTTTTCGTTTATATGCCGCACATGCCATTTCGATTATCAATGCAGGATACCAAGTTACGGGTAAATTTTTTAATCCTTCTTTTAAATCATTATAATCTTTATATTTCATATTTCCTCCTCTATTTTAGGAGGAGCAAATAATTTATCCCACCCTGCAAATAATTTTTTTCTCTGTATTGAATTTTCATGAGTATTTCTTATTTCTGATATATATTTTTTATTTGCTCTTGTTAAACCCAATGAGCAAAGTTTTGCCGCAACCGCATCTTTGGATTTTTTAATAACTATCCCAATTTCTTTGTTACTTTTATGATTGTAATTTTCAATCAGATAATCTATTTCTTGTTGTAACCATTTATTTTTTCGTAAATTATCTGTATTGTCTCTCATTTTATTCCTATAATGATATTATATTGAATTCTGCTAATATAGCAAACATAATTACAGTCAAACAAAATGATCCTATCATAATTGCCAACCATATCAAAAATCCTTTCATTTAATTTTCCACTTTGTTGTTTCGATCCCCGTAATCTGATCTTTTGTTGTTATATAATAAGCGGTCAAGATTTCTTCATTATCAAGTTGAATCGAAACGGGGTAACCTATGTCATTTCCTGGATGAATTTCTTGTTGCCAAAACCATTTCTTTTTATATAAACTACTTCTATAACCGCCGTCAGATCTTAAAATAATCGGCTTTGTCCAAGTATTGCCTTCATCTTCCGATACAATAGCTTTTATTCCCATTTTATTCAAGCGATATCCATAGGTGCATAAAATTCTACCATCTTCTAATCTTAATAGATGTGATGGTCCGCCAACTACATTGCCTCTAAAATTATTATCTTCTATATATACATTGGTTGGATATGTCCAGGTTTTACCATTGTCTTCGCTCCAGCTTTCCATGATATAAGGATGTCTATCGCTGCGTATATGGGCAAGAATCCTATCCGATGCCCAAATAAACGCTATTTCATTAGCATTGACTTCGCTTGGAAACATATTATATAATCGCCAGGTTTTGCCAAAATCTTCGGATTGCCAGGCTAATGCCCGATTTAATCCATTTTTTAAAACAACATAGGCAGGAATTAGTCTTATAGGGTCGTATTCCCTTGGTTCCAATGACCTTGGAAATGTACAGACAATATCGGCATTTGGGATTTCATAAAATCTGTGATTCATGGTTTTCCAATTATCATTAGAAGATCGAATAAATAAACTTTTGCTTTTATGAATTTCTTTTATATCTTTATCAAAATTCCATTGTTCTCTAAATCCATATGATCCAGTTATAATTTTTTCTTTATTTAATTGATATACAAATCTATCTGAAATTTCTCTTGAAGAAACTGATGGCCAATCATAAAAAAGAGATTTATTTGGTTTTTGCCATTTTTGCCAAGTATCTCCTTGATTGACAGATTCCATATATTCCCATCTATATATTCCTGTGTGATCTGGTGCGGGCGCAATAAAAAATCCAATTAAAACTCGGTCTTCTAATTTTGTCAGCAATGGAAAACTGGCATATCTATCTTTTTGTTTATAAACTATTGAATGTTGCATTTTAGCAATTCCTCTCTAAATTCTCTCAATGGCCGCATTCCATCTTTCGGATCTGTTCTCCATTTTTTAGCTTCTGTTTCATTAGAATTATTAGCCTGCCCGGCAATTTCCCCGATCTTAATATTATATATTACATCTTTAATTTGACTCGGTTTCCAGCAATGTCCAATTTTACTTTCAAATCCCTTTCCATCTTCTAAATCAAAATGAAATTCAATCATTTTGGCACCAAGAGAAACAGCCTTATAAATAACTCCGGGTTCAACTGTATGATCGCTCCACCCAACGAGACAACGAAAGAAATAATTTTTCATTTTACTGATTATCCCAAGATTACAATTTTCTGGTTCCGCCGGATAATTACTATTGCAAGCCAGAAGAGCGCAAGGGGGATTATTCGATTCTTTTTCTACAACCCCCGCCATCTGTGAAAACGTTGCCATTCCCGTGGAAATAATCCACGGATGCCCGGTATTGATTACTGCCTCAATTAAATCTGTATAAAGAAATTCATAACTTCCAATTTTAAAGATATCAATATGATCCTTCAAAAAGTCTACCGCTTCAAGATCAAAAGGAGTACATATGAATTTAAGATCAAGTTCTTGACATCTCATTTTAATGAGATTAATAAAGTTTTTTGGCAATTCCCACTTTTTCATTTTTTTGATTTGTGTTTTAAATTCCGGAGAATATAATTTTTTTGCCCTAAACAACTGAAACTTTACTCCCCATGCCCCAATATTTTTTGCTTTGTTAATTAATTCTAATGTTCGGACAATATCGCGATTATGATTTGAACCAATTTCTGCAATGAACTTGGTTGCCATTTTTATTTCCCTTTTTTTATTGGAAAATTAATCTACATGATGTTATTATTATTATCCATAATATCATTGATGATAAACATGCAATGATTATTCCCTTAAAGTTCATTTTTATTTTCCCATACCTTTACAAATGCTTTGCCAACATCATCCATGTCCCCAATAGTTGAATTTGGAGCATGTAATAATGTCAGAAATAATTTATTTTTCCATAGATCTTCGGCAACAGGGCAAAGTCCTTTGTAGTATGATCCTTCTTTAAGAGCCCAATGAGTTCTAGCCTGAAATAATGGCATCAAATAGATAGGCTTTATATATCCACAACCAATTGGAACCCCCTCTGTATCTCTATCTTTTCTTGGCATTAATTCTGCTTTGACTGCTTCGATATATTTATCCCTATGAAGTTTAGTGTTATTCCAGATATAAGAAAGTGCATAAAAAGTATGAGCAGGACTTGTATAGGTGCCCCATCTTCCTTCGTTAGTTATATTAATGGGGTCTATTTCATCTAATATCCCATCAAGATGAATTACATTTTTTAATCTTTTTTCTAAAAGGTCATCAAATTTTTTAAGTTGTTCAATAACTACAGCCGCCGTAAGTTCCGTCATTCGGAGATTAAAGCCGATAATATTTTTGAGCCCATTTGTTCGTTGTTTTTCGTCATTCATTAAATCATTTATAACGGCCTCTCCGTGATTTGCCAATAACCTGCATCTAAAATTAAGAAGTTCGTTATCTGTCGTTATTATTCCTCCTTCCCCGCTATTAATATGCTTGCCATAATTAAAAGAGAATACCCCAATATTAGCAAGTGTTCCGGTATATTTATCTTTATACATTGCCCCAGGCGCTTGTGCAGCATCTTCAATAACATATATTCCATGTTCTTTTGCAATCTTATTTATTTCTTGATTATAGGGCTGGCCAAATAAAGAAACGACAATAATTGCTTTTGTCTTTTTAGTGATTTTTCTTTTGATGTCCTCAGGATCAAGGCAAAAATAATCCTCTTCAATGTCGGCAAATACTGGCAGAGCCCCAAAGACAAGAGGAACTGTAGCACTACATGTCATGGAATATGGAGTTACAATCACTTCATCACTGGGCTTCAAACCAATTGCTCCACAGGCAGCAATAAGGCCAGAGGTTGCCGAATTAACGGCAATGGAATATTTTGAGCCAAATTTATGTGACCAATTTTCTTCAAGTTCTTTTATTTTTGGCCCACCATAAAAATCATCTGTCCAATTGGCTCTATAATTTGATAATCTGCCACTATACATGACATCAGTAACGGCATTATATTCATGCCAATCAAAGGTATCTTGGCTCGGAAATAATTCTGTTCTTATTTTTGGTCCGCCGTTTATCGCAAGTTGTTTCATTTTATTTTCCTTTTTTAAAATCTATAAACAAAAGCCCCACCAATTATCCATGCAGAGAAATTTCTATCATATCTAATTGTCCAACAACCAGCTTCCCCCAGCCTTGCATATCCGCCATCATAATCCTCTCCCTTTACATTTTCGAGCAGTTTTAAATATCTATATCCGCCTGTTAAATTAAAAGAGGCCCTTTTGGTTATCGGATATTCAAAAGCAAGGCTGATTTTACCGCCTATACTTCCGTGATATTCTAAAGAGTAATAATCCCAAACCGGATAAAACGTCTGTCCTCCATAATCCGGCATGAGAAAATTATTGAGATAGCGGTTTAATCCCTCCGCAAACGATGACGAATAATAAGATTGTGGCTCACCATTCTCTTTAAAAATAGGTTCATACCATCCGATATCTAAAGATATGGTTAAGTGTTTACCGGCTTTATGCTGCATACCGATTCCAGCCGACCACAAGTTGACATCGGGCCCACCCTGCCCAGCAAACCTGACTTGATTTACGTCTTTTGATAGGTATAAAAAGAGGCTTTTTCGATGTAACGATACTTGTAATCCGGCCCCGCTTTGTACAATTGATTCAACATCCGAAGCAACCGTTTTATAAATATCAGTAGATAGTTGCCAGTCGTCTGCTCTTACACAAACATAATTTGCTCCAGATAAAACCGTTACAAATAATGCTAAAATAAACCGTCTTAAAAATTTATTCATTTCTCTCTCTCTTTTTTAATCCTATTAAATAACATTTATGTATTTCATCAATTATATTTTTCATAGCTTTGTGATAATATATATCTAAAATATAAATGGCAAAATAAAATCCTAATCCAAAAGAGGCAATTGCTATTATTTGCCAAGGCATAATTTCTTCCTTTTAAAAATTAAATCAACGGCCCTTAGTTCCGATGCAGTGTGAAGCCAGACCGTTGATTCCTTTCTTTGGAGGTTTCCTAATTATCCTCATGCATTTTACACTTCAGAAAGATAATCGGGAACCGCTCGGAACACTACACGGTAAAAATGAAAAATCTGAAGCAACCCATTGTGGGAATTATTATTTTACTTCCCCGTTCAATATTTCATGAACTTTAATTGCATCTTTATTTGTGCAAATTAAACCCTCTTTTCCATCAAGAAAATTTACTGCATTATTTATCAGATTATATAGCGCGATATTTAATCCAGTTTCTTGTCGAGTAACATTTGTCAATCTATAATCAAGTGATTTGTGTCCCCATTCATTTTCTTCATTAATTGGATATTTTTCAATATAGAGGCCATTATCAATAAATCTTAAACGGCATTTTTCAAAGCAAATATCGACTTCAAAAATCCCGTATTTTCTGCCATCACAGGGCATAAATACCACATGATCACATTTTTCAAATCCATAACATTCAAATTCAGTGGGATCTTTTTCATCTCTATCAATAATCGCTTTCCCAAATAGATTTTTCCCTTCTCCCGTGAATAAGCAATCATATATTTCATTTGTGGCAATTCTGTTACATTCTCCAAAGAAATACCGCATTAAATCCAAAGCATGGCAACCTTCGTGTTTCATACCTCTTGTATAAAGCACTCGACAATTTAAAGTCTTGCCAAATGCCCCAAAATCAATTTGCTTTTTGATATCTTTATATCCCTGTGCATAGCGGCGGATATAATCAATTACGATGGGAATACCTAAATCAGAATATGATTCTGCAATTGATCGTGCTTGATTTAATTCTGAACAAAAAGGCTTTTCTGCAATTATAAGTTTTGGCATTTTATTAACATTATTTATATATATTTGATGCAATATTTCATAATGAGTTTCTGTTGGTACGGCTATGATTGCAATATCAGGAACTTCATATCCTGATTGTTTTAGCAAATTAAATGATCCAGCAACAGTTTTAGGATTCCATTTTATAAAGGCTTTTTTTGCCTTTTCTTTATCCGTATCAATAAGCGCTAATAATTCTGTTCTCGGGTGCCGTTTCACTGCATTTGCGTGTGTCAGAATATTAGGCGATCCCGGATAATCTATATTATCTGATTTCATTGCTCCTATTGATCCACAACCAATTACCACTACATTATAAGTTTTCATTTAATGCTCCTCGCCTTGTTCTTTTCTCTAATTCGACGATTTTTATTTGCTTTTTTTCTTCTCTTTTGAAAAACATCATATGCTTCATTTTCATGTCTTTTATTCATAATTAATTTCCTATAAATTTTGACTAATTTCCTCAATCGCCTCTTTTATGTTTTTGATTCCATCTTCAAGAGCCCCAATTCCCCAATTCATATCACGAACACATTCTTCAAGATTTTCTGATAGTACTTGTAATTCATCCCTTGCCTGAACTATTCTTTTTTTTCTTGTTTCAATTTGCTTGATTAATGAATTTATGTATGCTATTTTCACTTAAAATTCTTTCTCTAAAAGAAATAATGTTTTACCGTCATCTCCATCTTTTCCGCCATGAAAAGGTGAAGAAATATGATCTATAAATATTCCAATTTTCCACGGTTTGTATCTTGTTCCCGCTCGTAAAGTTCCATAAATAGGGGATTTAGCAAGGCCGGGAATGTCCCCTCCATTTGGGATCAATGATACCCCGCCATGAAATAAAATAGTAAAATTATTTATTTTTCTTTCTATTCCAAGTCTACATCCGATTCCAGGCCTAATTTTATTTTTAAAAATAAAAGTATGCATATTTATTTCAAAAGATTTATAATTTTTTATATCTGTATCAATCCAATAAACAGAAGAATCGTTTTTAGGGCCAATGAAATTAATTGTTTTTCCTATTCTTATTTTTTGACCAGCACAGCCAATAACGAGAAACAAAAGTATCAATAAAATTATTGTTTTGTTTTTTATTAAAATATTTCTATCCCTCTTCTGGCATTTTGCGTCGAACCTTTTTATTAATTTCAACTAATTCTGGATATTCCCTTAAATAATAAATTATATCTTCAACATAAAAATTAGGATTATGGCCAAATTTATCAAATATAATTTTCAATAATTTATAATCTTCTGGGGTATCAAGGGTTAGTCCTAATTCTGGCCAATGCATATCTGATGGAGCATCCCAATGATCTATATCGAATGTCTTTGTTTGTTGTGCAATATTCCATCCACAGTGTTGTTTTGGGGCAAATAACCTCTTGCATTCTTGTAAAGTTTTGGTTAAATAAACTTGAATATCCAGTCCATCTGGCCAGTTTCGATAAATACAATTAGACATATATTCTCGTTCATAATCTAATAAAGTTTCAATTAAATAATCAATGTGTCTTGGATCTACAAGTGGGCAATCCGAACTCAAATCTACAATAATATCTGCATTTGTTTTTTTAGCAACCCAAAGAACCCTACTCATTACATCATTTTCATTTCCTGCCCAACTCCATGTTTGTTGTGAAAATGCTTTTCGAATCGGTTGATTTGAATGATTTAGAGTTGTTGCAATCACTGCTTCGTCAACCAATTTAGCTAACGAGGTCCGCTTCAACATCCACCATAGAACTGAATTATCATCTGGGCCTAATGGCAACAATACTTTTCCGGGTAATCGGCTTGAAGCCATTCGAGCCTGAATGATTGCTACTATTCTGTGATTTTTTCCCACCATCGACATATCCTTGTTGCAATTAAAAGTATGCAGCCAATTAGACAAAGGGGTATTAAAAGTATTGTGAAGAAAGCCTCTTTCAATAATTTGCGAAATTTTTTCATTTTCCTTTTATTTTGGATATCCATCAGAAAGTCCGAACTTAATTGCCTGTTGACCATTACACCAAAATTCTTTTTTATGTACTTTTTTATCCCATTCTTTTGCATTCAGTTTTGATCTCTCTGCCAAGAAATTGCTTGCTGTATCTTGCAAGTGTCTTAAAACAATAGCTTCATCCATTGTATCTGATGGCCGACTAACTTTGAACATTGCAAATGTATATAATTCATGCCACATAAGTTCCGATGTTGCTGATGCAAACCTATGTTCGGGTGTACCGTTTACAAAAATAATGAACCCAGCACTCGCTGCAAACCCATAACACCTCGTCTCAATAATCATCCCTTTAGATTTCCATAGTTCCATCATGCCAACAATACGCCATGCTTCAAAAAGAGACCCGCCTGGCGAGTGAATTTCAAATATGCATTTATCTATTTCTGGATGCCATCTGACATAATCAAAAAACCTTTCCGCCTCTGCCGATGTAATGTCTGTAATTAACATAGCGGCAGTTTTGCCTTCATCTTCAATTCCGATAATAGGATAGCCTGGAAGCGACCTGTTGGCGTTCGGTTTTTTTTCCTTCAGGGTCCAATCGGGAATTGAATGGCATGTCATACAACCATCTTTCATCTTTGTTTTTGGGCAAATAGAGACAGTTTTTTCTGCGATTTTAAGCATCTCTTCTGTGCCTTCCTCGTCGGCAAACCCAGGTAAAATAAATACTAAAACCAATACTAAAGAAAATAAAATTGCCAGTGTTGTTTTTTTCATGATCATCTCCTTTGTTTACTTGTTTATAAATCCTTTATATTTTTTTATCATCGGCGGCTTTGATTCTCCTGTCAATATATCTTCTGGAATATTATGTTCATATTCCGATACCCCAGATAATAATGGCTCTTCCCTGGATTTGCATTCATCACACCTGAATGGAGGAAATTTTGCTGGGCCAGTATAAAATACCCTTTTTTCATATTTTTTTTCGCACATTGGACATATACATGTCCTCCATTCTTCTTCGGCTGTTTTCCAACTTTTTTTAGGAACATTATTTTTGTCCATCTTTTATTTCTATTTCGCTTATTCCCTTTTTAATAGACACATCAATGATTTGATCTGCACAATTGATGAGTTCATCTATATGGCTGATCATGATAACTTGGAGCCCAAGCCCCTCTGGGGGCGATCGAGTAATATCTTTTAACATCTGCCCAGCTAAATGCATTGTGGTGATTCCATCTTCTTGTCTTTTTTTCTTATCAACCCATTTGAAAGGTTCATCCGTGATAATCACCGGCCTGGATCTTGGTTGTGCTAATGACCATGAGCCAATGCGAAGACTAAATGAAGCAATATCTATTGGGCCACCTCCGCTTGCATTCAATGGTTTTATAATGTTTCCATTTCGCTCGAAGCCAAGATGACACTCTGTGGTACCTCTTCCTGTTATATCAAAACTGGCAGCCATTTTGTATGGATTATCATATATAGATGCAAGGGCCAAGGATACGGGTTCGGTTATTCTGTATTCCAATTCTTTTTGGGTTGCAGCGGCCACGGTTTGGATAATGGTTTGGGCTTTTTCAGAATAGGAAATTTCTTTTTCAATTGATTTGCAATTAGAAACAGCATGATTTAAATCAGATTGAATTTGGCTTGCTTGTCCTTTTTTTCTCTCGAATTTATTTCGTAAGTTTTGAAGGTTCATTTAATCCCAATTATAACTATTTTCTAATTTTTCAAAACCTTTCTTGAACCCGGTTTCTTTTTCATCCAAATCGCTGCCAATTTCTTTCAATTTCTTTTCTGCATCTTTTAAAGTTCCGACATCAAATCGTTGTTCTATTCGATCTGTTTCGCTTTTAATTTGACCGGACACTTCGGAAAGTTTATTTTTAGCCTCATCAATTTGGCCTTTAATTTCCATTAATCGCTTTGTACTCATTTAAATATCCTTCCAAATAAATCTTCATATGGGGCTTTTGGTTCCGTTTTATTTTTCATATCGGATGCCAACCTCTTTGTTTCATAATTATCGCAAAGAAAAACTATTTTTTTATGCAGTGTAGCATCTCTCATTTCGCCAAGATATTTTCCACATCCTTTGCAATATATTTTTTTAGTCATTTGGTTATTAATCTGCAATTTTTCTTTTTATACAGAGCCATTGTTATTTTCTTTTTCTTTTTGCTCTTTCCCCA